GTAAAAATCATAGAAACAAATAATGAAGAGGAAATAAAGTGAAAAAGAACGAAACAAAAGCAGCTTATGTCCATATCCCTTTTTGCTCACATATTTGTTACTATTGTGATTTTGCTAAAGTTTTGATGACGGGACAACCGGTCGAAGCCTATATTGATGAGTTGCTCAAAGAATATGATAGTTATGATATTAGTAGTTTAAAAACGCTTTATATTGGAGGTGGGACACCGAGTGTTTTACCTGCAGATCAGCTTGAAAAATTACTCACGCATCTGACAAAAAAGCTTGATTTAGAAGAACTTGAAGAGTTCACAGTGGAAGCAAACCCTTCTGATTTAACAGATGAAGTCCTTGCTGTTTTAGCGAATTCGCCTGTGAACCGCATCTCACTTGGTGTACAATCGTTTGATGATAAACTGTTGAAAAAAATTGGGAGAACACATACTGAAGCACAAGTTTACTCTTCAATAGAAAGACTACGTGCTGCCGGATTTGAAAATATCACAATAGATTTAATTTATGGCTTACCGAACCAAACGATGGAAATGGTTGAGCGGGATGTTCAAAAATTCTTAGAATTGGACCTTCCCCATGTTGCCTTATATAGCCTGATACTAGAAGATCATACAGTATTCATGAATCGTCAACGTCGTGGACGCCTCCGTTTACCATCTGATGATCGCAATGCGGATATGTATGAGTATATTATTGAAATGCTGACTTCTAAAGGTTATTCGCATTATGAAGTTTCAAACTTTGGAAAAATCGGCTATGAAAGTAAGCACAATATGACATATTGGGACAATGCGGAATACTATGGCATTGGAGCTGGAGCTTCAGGTTATCTTGATGGTATTCGTTATAAAAATCATGGACCTGTTCATCATTATTTACGCGAGGAAAATAAACGTGTAAATGAAGAAGTATTGACAAGAAAACAAAGAATTGAGGAGGAAATGTTTTTGGGCTTACGCAAAAAAAATGGCGTATCCATTGAACGTTTCCATAAAAAGTTTGGTCAAACACTTGAAGAAGTTTATGGCACAATTATTGAAGAATTGGCGTTTCAAAAAATGTTGTTTGAAGCTGATGGACGGATTCAGATGACGGAAAAAGGATTTGAATTAGGAAATGAAGTTTTTGAGCGTTTTTTGTTAGATTAAGTATGCATATCTGAAAGATATTGTTCTAATCTATGTTACAATAGTGTGAATGAAGAGTGAAAATAGTAATATGAGAAAAAAGCTTACCCCTCTAGCAACCATGATTGTTGCTGGAATTTTTACTGCTCTGGTCTTTGCTTTTGGAAACCTAAGATATCAGGTTCCCGAAATGGCAGCGACGCATGAAAAAGAAGAAACGGTGGTTGTAAATAAATCATTAAGCAATGATGATGTTGATTTGAACCGTTTTGTAGTAGATATCTCCGCATGGCAACGACCAGAAGATATTGATTATAATTTAATGAGTCAAGAAGTTATTGGTGCTGTCGTACGTGTACAGACAGGAAAGTCAAGTAAGGACAATGCAGCAGCTTATAAAAGTGGTGAAGATCGTCAATTTAAAACGCACATGAGCGAATTGCAAAAGCGTGGTGTTCCTGTTGCTGTATATGCCTATGTCAATGGTAAAAATGTTGAAGAGATGAAAGAACAGGCACGTCTTTTTTATGAGCGAGCTCATCCTTTTAAACCAACGTATTATTGGCTGGATATTGAAGAAGTCAGCATGGATAACATGAGCGAAGGTGTGGATGCTTTCCGTGAGGAGCTTAAGAGCCTAGGTGCCAAGAATATAGGTATCTACGCGCAAGATTGGTTCTTGACTGACCATAAGATTGATTCTAGCCATTTTAGTTCAATTTGGATGGCTGATTATGGTCGAAATACCGGGATGTGGGATACATCTCCTAAAACAGACTTGAACTATGACATGCACCAGTTTACGGACCGCGGACAATTGTCGAGCTATGGTGGGCATTTAGATTTAAATATGATTCGTACGCAAGAACAGTACGATAAACTTTTTAGAAATCCCTAATCTAATAAAGGGAAGTAGCAGTAGACGAAAGTCTATTTTCTTTATGTTGTTTTTGAGACAAGAAGAATCAAACATTGAACGAGTAATAAGATAAAATCAGGAGCGAAGATGGCAAAGAAAAAACAAACAGGTTTGAAAGCAGGGGCAGGGATTCTAGGAACAGTTGTTGTTCTTGGTTTAGGGTTTCTAAAGTCGAATCCCGAAATATTGTCGACAGTCACAGGAACACCATCACTGAATCAGCCAGCGCAAAGCCAGCAACTTAAGAATTTTAGCAAGGTAGATTATGGCAGTGTCAAAGACAAAGTGCCGACACAATCTTTAGCACAATCGGTTTTGACACCTTCAATTAAAAAGAACCTCAAAGATTCAGTCACTTATAATGGAACTGGTGCCTTTATTGTCAATGACAATAAAACAGACTTGGATGCTAAAGTTAACAGTGCACCTTATGTTCAACTGGTAAAACAAGATGCTTTAGGTCGTCCCAAACTAGCCAATGCACTCCTCAACAAGACAAGCCGCCAGTACAAAAACCGTTCAGAAACAACGGGAGCAGATGGAAAGTCCAACAGTGCGAAAATAAATCCTGTAGGCTGGAAACAACTCATGATTCCTTCTGGTTCATACAGCACACTCTATAACCGAGGACATTCAATTGGCTACGCGCTAGCTGGAAATATTAAAGGCTTTGATGCTTCTGAAGCAAATCCACAAAATATCAGTACACAAACCGCTTGGGCCAATCAGGCGAGTAATGGCAATGAGGAAAATACAGGACAAAACTATTATGAAGGTTTAGTGCGTAAAGCGCTCGATAAGAACAAAACAGTCCGTTATCGTGTAGAACCTATGTATGATGGGAATGATCTCGTTCCCTCAGGGACGCATATGGAAGCCAAGTCGAAAGATGGAAGCTTAGAGTTTAATGTTTTCATTCCAAATGTGCAGCCCGGTATTCAAATTGATTATGCTTCAGGTAAAGGCATGATTTTGCAGTAGGAGAGTAGATTCCTGTTTGAATAAAATAAAAAACGTAGAAACAGAGTTTTTGTTTCTACGTTTTTTATGTCTTTGAGAAAGAAAGACTAAATCTTATCGTATTGATCTAAACCGTAACTCTCAATCATTTGAATGAGCTTTTCAGTATAGGCTGGGTCAGTTGCATAACCAGAAGTTTGCACAGCTTTCGCGGCTTCTTTATAGTTTTTCGCAGCTAAAACGCTCGCATACTGCTTAGGGTTCCATGTAGTGCCCTTAGTAAAGAGATAGGCATGTCCTTCGACAGATTCTTTCCAACCATCGTAAACGCGAAATTGCGCTTTTACAGTCACCCATTTATCATTTTCAAATTCTTTGGTTTCTAAAGTTACTGTGGGGACATTTCCGTAAGCTTTGATACCAAAAAGATTGTAATATTTTGCGGCAAGTCCACTTTGGCCAAAGTTACTTTCCAAAGCAGCCTGAGCCAAAGTCAGAGAAGCGAGAACATTATACTTTTCTTGTGATTCTTGCGCATATGGTGCTATAGTACGAATGAAGTTATATTCTGTAATTGTTTCAACTTGGTTGGCAAGCTCAGTGTCATTGCGATTATCACTGGTTTGTATCACTCTAAAATTCAAGAGGTTAGCTGCAACAAAGAGAAAAATCAAAAGCTGCAAAATAATGCGGAAGAAACTTCGGATCTTAGAAGTCGCCTTGCGGCGCTTTTTATCATATGTCATGTCACTAGTATAACAAAAAAGTTTCAATTTGTGGATAGGTTCAACACTTGTTATGCTAGAAAAATATGCCAGCAGCTTCGCTTTTGAACACAAATAAAAAAGTTTCCACTTTTTTGGGAAACTTTTTTTCTTACTTTCTATTTCGCTCTTTAATCGTTTGAGTACCAAACTGAGGTAGACGTATGAATGAAAGACGTTGCAAGAGTTCTTGACGGTAGTCAGCACGGCCAACAATCAAAGTGACCTTACTGAAGAGGTAACAAGACAACAATGTGACAGCAAAATTGGGTAAGGTAAGGTATGTGAGAAGCGAAAGACTCAAAACAATGACATCACCACCAAATAAAACTTTGTCTACTTTGAAGCTCCATTTTTCTTCTAAAATTCGTCCTAGAAGCAGCGTTCCACCAAAGGTTCCTTCAGAAATAATGACTAAACCAGCAGCTGTTCCTGAGAGAATTCCGTCGAAAATACCAGCAAAGACAATATTAGAAAACTGAATCCCAGTAATCCCGATTGCTTCATAAATTATCATCCAGACACTCATAGCGGCTGCACCCGGAATACTGAGAAGAAGCTCACGCGAAGATAAGTATTTACGGCCAAAAGTAAAGAGTGGCACATTAACGAGGAAGAAAGTTAAAGCTGGATTAACACCAAAGACAAAGTCCATCAATACAGAAAATCCAGCAACGCCATTACTGGCTAGTCGGTTGGGGATGACGAAAAGCTGTACAGATAGGACATATAGTCCTACGCCGATCAGTAGTATCAATAAATCCCGCATAAAATATTTATCTATTTTTACGCCTAAAAGTGTCATAAGTTCTCCTTAACAGTTCGTTATTTCTAGGATATCCTTAAAGCTTTGAATAAATAATTTCGTATCTTTGTAATTGCTTTAAAAGGAGCCTATATTTATCAGTGTTGTAACTATTATTATTACATTTAAAACTTAATTAAACCTTGTTTAAGGTCAAAATTACTATTATATTATAGTAAATATATAAAAATTCAGACAAATCTAGAAAAAAGATATTAATTCATTAAAAAAGCAGTCTTTTTTAGTCTTGGTTAAGAAGACGAATGTATAATATAACTATTCCAAATAATACTCTTTTTGTAACATCTTTAGTCCTCACCAATGTGAGGACTTTTTAAAATCACAAAATGTTATAATATAAGAATTAGTTAACAATTTAGTTTTTAAGGAGGGAAATAAAAATGAGCAATGCAAATGAAATAGGTGTTACAAGTGAGTTTGCACCACTGAGACGTGTAGTTTTAACACAATCGGAATTTATCTTACCTCACGAAGAGCATACCAATGATGATGGCTCCTTCCTTGAAGATGATGTTCTTGATATGTTTAATAATAAAGACACCAGTGGAAAAAATTATGCAGAAGTATTTCCTGAAAGACAAAGAAAATGGGAAGCAGAGCGTACTAATCTACAAGCTTTGTTAGAAAAATATGATATTGAAGTTTTGCGACCACGTCTTCTCACGGATTATGAGAAAGAACAAGGAAAAGTCTATGGTGCTGCAAACTTTTTTGTACGTGACCCGTTCTTTACGATTGGTGACTCTTTGATTGAAGGGTCTATGCGCTTTTTCCATCGCCGCAACGAGGTTTTACCCGTAAGAAACTTACTCACTGAACAAGCCTATTCTAGCGATGCTTTTTACGTTTCTCTTCCAATGGCAGATACTTCACAAGGAGAAACGGATGAGAGTGGACCTTTCTTAGAAGGTGGCGATATCCTCGTTTTAGGAAAAACAGTATTTGTAGGAAATTCAGGTAAAGCGAGCAATCATAATGGCTATTTATGGCTTAAAGCTTATTTAGCACATTGGGGCTATCAGGTGATTGAGGTTAAACTTCATCATGATGTTTTGCATCTTGATTGCGCTCTAAGTCTAGTTAGAGATGGTCTAATGATTATCTGTGAAGAAGCCTTTCTAACTGGTATACCTGAACAGCTTAAAAATTGGGATAGAATAAATGTTCCTTTTGAAGATATTGCAAAGCTAGCAATAAATGGTCTACCAATAAATGACGAGGTATATATACTAGATTCAGAATTTAAATACATTGGCGAAGCTCTGGAAGCACGAGGCATCCGCTCAGAATACCTTGATTTTAAAATATCCCGAAGCTTGGGCGGTTCATTTAGATGTAGCACACAGCCTTTACTTAGAAAATAAGAAGCATAAGTTTAAAACAGAAAGCCAGCCCTTGGCTGTGATATAATTATCAAATGAACTACGAAAACTATATCTGGGATTTAGGTGGCACTTTACTTAATAATTACGAAAATTCTAGTCATGCTTTTGCTGCAGCACTTTGGCAAAAGGAAGAACGAGTAGTTTTGCATGACGATGTCTATGCAGCACTCAAAGTTTCTACAGCACATGCTGTGGACCAATACGCGAGTCATATACCGCAGTTTCTTGAAACATATCGGAAATTAGAAGCAGAAGCTTTGGACAAGCCAATTTTGTTTGAAGGTGCTGTTGATCTTTTGCATACTATCGTGAGCCAGAACTGCAAAAACTTTATGATTTCTCATAGAGATAAGCAAGTACTGGACATTCTTGAGGCAGCCCATATTTCTCAGTATTTTACTGAAGTTGTTACTGCTGATAATGGTTTCCCACGTAAACCAGCACCAGATTCAATAAAATATTTAGTACAAAAATATAATTTAGACCCCAAGAAGACGGTGATGATTGGTGACCGTCCTTTGGACATTGAAGCCGGTCGCGCAGCGGGTATTGCGACTATTTTCTTTGATAGCCAGCAGGAGTATCCCCAAGCAACGCGAAGCATCAAAAAATTATCAGACATTATGGAGTAAACTGAACCACAATGAATACTTTTTTTATATCGAATGAAAAAGCAGTTGGGCCAGGCTTTGGCCTTTTTAGTGCCAATCACTTTTTTGCCCTTGCTGTTCTAGCACTGCTCAGTTTTGGCTTGATTCGTATTTATCTGCGCGCAAATGACGAGAGACGTAAACTGTTACGTCTACTTGTTGCCTCGTTTACCCTGTTGCTCGAAATCATTAGAGATATCATTTTAGTGATGACTCATCAATTTTTGTACGCAGACTTGCCTTTGCAGCTGTGTGGACTTGGCATATTCATTATTGTTTTTGATGCAATGCGTTCAAATAAGACGAGTCGTGAGCTCTTGTATAGCTTAACTTTACCTGGAGCAATTTTTGCACTTGTGACACCGAACTGGGTAACCAATGATTTTGTTAATGTCTTTGTATGGCAGAGCTTTTTGATTCATTGCTTACTTATCTCGTATGTTTTAATGCGTCTGATTGCAGGCGATTTTGTCCCTCAATGGCGTGAACTCTGGCGCTCTGCTGTCTTTTTGTCGATTGTTGTACCGATTTGTGCAGTCCTCAATCAAGTTTGGAATCAAAATTTTTTCTTCCTAAGGACACCAGTTCCGGGAAGTCCACTTGAACCCATCTATGATGTGTTCGGTTCTTATTATATCTTAGGTTTAATTTTTATTGTATTGATGTTTTGGCTTGTTATTTATCTTCCTTGGTCATGGAAAAAATCACCAAAAGTTCGGATGAATTAAGTAAAAAGACAAAATATATTAAACAAAAAAGCAGCTTAAAGCTGCTTTTTTTCTGAAATTATTAAGATGGAGTAAAAGCTTTTATGGCTCGCAGTATATAGTAAAAAAAGCTAGAATGTGCTATAATTATAAGTAAGTATTTTCAAAGAAATGAGATTATTTTGAACGAAGAAAATAAAGAACAAATTGAAAAAATGGCAGAAGAATATGATGCCAGTCAAATTCAAGTTTTAGAAGGACTTGAAGCGGTGCGTATGCGTCCTGGGATGTATATCGGATCAACTTCAAAGGAAGGATTGCACCACTTAGTGTGGGAGATTGTTGATAACTCGATCGATGAAGCGCTAGCGGGGTTTGCCAGCCATATCGAAGTGTTTATTGAACCTGATAACTCAATTACAGTTGTCGATGATGGACGTGGTATTCCCGTAGACATTCAAGAAAAAACAGGACGTCCTGCGGTCGAAACGGTCTTTACTATCCTTCATGCTGGTGGTAAATTTGGCGGTGGCGGCTACAAAGTTTCTGGTGGTTTACACGGTGTTGGTTCATCCGTTGTTAATGCCCTCTCAACACAGTTAGACGTTACTGTACATAAAGATGGTCAAAAATACTATCAAGAATACCATCGTGGTGTTGTCGTCGAAGATTTGGCCATTATTGGTGAAACAGATAAACGAGGGACAGTCGTTCACTTTACACCAGATCCAACAATTTTCACCGAAACTCAAGTTTTTGACTATGATAAGTTGGTGACACGTGTCCGTGAGTTGGCTTTCTTGAACCGTGGTTTGCGTATTTCTATTACCGATAAACGTGAAGGCCAAGAAGACAATCATGCTATGTTCCACTATGAAGGTGGGATTCAATCTTATGTTTCCTTTATCAATGAAAACAAAGAAGTTATTTTTGATACGCCAATCTATACAGAGGGTGAGTTAGATGGAATCACTGTCGAAGTTGCTATGCAATATACAGGAACTTACCATTCAACAATCATGTCATTTGCAAATAATATCAATACGCATGAAGGTGGTACGCATGAACAAGGTTTCCGTACAGCTTTAACGCGTGCGATAAACAATTACGCAAAGGCTCAAAAGCTTCTTAAAGATAACGAAGAAAACCTTACTGGGGACGATGTTCGTGAAGGTTTGACCGCTGTCATTTCTGTTAAACACCCTAATCCACAATTTGAAGGTCAAACGAAAACCAAACTGGGGAATAGTGAAGTAACAGGTATCGTCAATAAGCTTTTCTCAGAAGCTTTGCAAACCTTTATGCTTGAGAATCCTCAAGTTGCGAAGAAGATTGTTGAGAAAGGGATTCTTGCAAGCAAGGCACGTATTGCGGCCAAACGCGCACGTGAAGTAACGCGTAAAAAATCCGGTTTAGAGATTTCTAACTTGCCTGGTAAACTTGCGGACTGCTCTTCCAATGATCCTAAACAAACAGAACTTTTCATCGTCGAAGGGGATTCTGCTGGTGGTTCTGCTAAGTCTGGCCGTAATCGAGAATTCCAAGCTATTTTGCCCATCCGTGGTAAAATCTTGAACGTGGAAAAAGCGACAATGGATAAGATTTTAGCAAATGAAGAAATCCGTTCACTCTTTACAGCGATGGGAACTGGTTTTGGTGCTGACTATGATTTATCTAAAGCACGGTATCATAAACTGGTTATCATGACCGATGCCGATGTCGATGGGGCACACATTCGTACACTCTTGTTAACTCTTTTTTACCGCTATATGCGTCCTGTAGTTGAGGCCGGTTATGTTTATATTGCTCAACCACCAATTTACGGAATCAAAGTCGGTTCGGAAACAAAAGAATACATTCAACCAGGGGAGAATCAAGAACGTGAGCTGAAGCTTGCACTTGAAAAATGGTCTCAAGGTCGTGCTAAACCAACAGTACAGCGTTATAAAGGTTTAGGAGAAATGGATGACCACCAACTTTGGGAAACAACTATGGATCCAGATGCCCGCCTCATGGCGCGTGTATCTGTAGAAGATGCCGCTGAAGCAGACAAAATCTTTGATATGCTAATGGGCGATCGTGTGGAACCACGTCGCGAATTTATCGAAGCCAATGCACAATATTCTACTATTGACGTTTAATAATTTAAAAACCCTTGTAAATACAAGGGTTTTGTTATATCGATTTTCTTATTTTATTAAAAAGGGGCAGGGAAGGGGCAAGATTCTAAATATTATTAAGAGCTTCAATAACTTCTTCACGAGTTTTTTTAGTGACATGGTTGTAAATCTTTAGCGTTGTATTAGCGTTAGAATGACCTACACGTTCCATTATAGATTTTAAAGGGAGATTTAACTCTGCGAGAAGTGAAACGTGAGAATGACGGAATATGTGGCTAGAAAGTGATTTGTTTATATTGCATTCTTTTTCTGCTTTTTTGAGAATACGGTTAAAGGATTGAACTCCTAGAGGGAGTTTTCTATTTGAAAGAAAAATATAGTCGTCTGGTTCTGCTCGATCAAAATATAGTTTGTTTGCTGCTTTCGTTTCTTGAAGAATATCTTTTGCCCTTTGAGGGAGATCAACAATTCGATTACTTGCTACAGTTTTTGGACTAATTTTTTCATTATTTATCCCGAGAGTACCATTTACCTCTATGCTTATGCCATTATAATTTTTCCATTGTAGAGCTTGTAGTTCACCATATCTCAATCCAGTGAGCCATAAAAATTCAACTATTCTCGCATGTAGTAAATTATTTTTATTCTTCTTTAAATATGTGATTATATCATCGATTTCTTCTCTTTCAAGAAACTTCTCATCCATTTTTTGCTTATGATTTTCTTCTTGGTCTTTTTTTCTTTTAATTTTGATGGAAGCTATTGGATTTTTATCAATATATTCCCTTTCAACAGCGTAATTAAGCATATTTCCAAGTGTATTTTTTATTTGGATAGTGTAAGCGTAGGATAGATTACCAAAACTATATATCTTATCAAAAAAATCTAAGAATATTTGACGATCCAAGTTTTTAACTAGATTATTTTTGGGAACATATACAAACACTTTTTTCATTGCCTTAGAAGTAGCTAGAGCGCTCCGTTGCTTTACAGTAATCTTATAGCGAGAGAACCACTCTTCATATAGCTCTGATAGCGTGATTTTAGCTGTTATATTGTTCGTGTTGGTAAGTTTATCTATTTTTTCTTGAAGCAGTGTGAGCGCCTGTTTTTTGGCTTGTGCAGTGTTTTTATCAAGAGTTATGGATGTTTTTTTAGTTTTTTCAGTATATGGTTCTATGTAACGTTCAATGTATTTATATTTTCCATTGGTTAATTCTTCAACCCACATTTGATTTCTACTCCTTTTTTCTGTAAAATAGAGTACAAGAAAACTTCACGAAAATCGTGATTTTTCAAATACATATTGATTAAAGTCGCCCCACAGTCGCCAAACTTGGGCGGCTTTTTTATTTGTTTATTTATTCTAAACCTGTTTGCATTTTATTTGAGAGTAACCAAGAACCATCGTCTTGTTTCATGAAAGTTAAACTTACAGATTTATAGCTTTCTGCTCCCATATTATCCCATGAAACATTTTTACTTGTATAGTCTCCAGAGGTAGATTCTGTTGAATTAGAAGGTTTACCATATTTTGCTTCTAATGTAGCATAATTGGATCCGCCAGCGCCTGTCATTGTATCTCCAGTAACGAGGGCATCATAATCAGACTTATTCCATTTGAACTTATCTTCAGCCTCTTTTTGAGAGCTTGACATAGAAGTGCTTACAGCTTTGCTAGCACCATCAATTGCACTAGAGTACATAGCTTGAGTTGCTAAAACAATAACAATAGCTAGAACTGAAATAACTGTTCCAACAATACTCAAAGTTTTTTTGTTTTTACGGTTAACAATAATTGCTATCACTCCCAAAATAATAGCAACTACGGCTAAAACTGCAGCAAAGTTATTAACAATTGGTACCCAAGAGAGTACAAGTGCTAAAATCCCAATAATAAGTGCAATAATCGGCAAAGCCTTTTTTTCCTTATTTTCCATTAAAATTTTTCTCCTTACCCTTTTATCGTGATTAGCGCACGTAGTTTTTATGTTAACAAGCATAATCTAGCTTGAGCATATTTTTAAAAAGTTCAACTGCTCTATCATAATTTTCATAAGGTAAATTGTATGCTTCAAGAAATTGATAAGTGTTGATTTGTTCCACAACATCAAAATGCGAAATGTAATCAATAACACATTCTTTTAGTGACATTTTACTAAAGTCTTTTTGGATGGTACCTTCTTTTTTTAATTCATTTATGACTTTTTCATTAACTTTACAAAGAAGAGAAAAAGAAGTATCACAAGGGCATCCAGATATTTCAATGAACCTTTGAAAAATATCAAAGCTACCACCCTCAGTTATGAATATATCCCATAGAAAAAGAATAGCTTCTTTATTAGTTCGTTTCTCTTGAGAACTAGTGGTATCACATTCTCCAAGACGGTAGCTGTCATTATTCTTTATATGCATTAGTTCATGGCATAATTTGAATGCTTTAACCGTAGTGGGGTTAAAAATTGTTATCTTTTTTTTATTATTTGTTACAGCGTCTAAAGGAAAAGTGTTGTCCCTGATAACTTCAATTCCATATTTTTCTATTTCAAGGATTATACGCTCTATTAGTTCCTGTTCGTTCATAGAGCCCCCGATTAGTCTTCAAGACGTTTACCTAAAATAAGTTTTAATGCTGTTTTAACTTCATCAGTTAGTGGTTTACCATCAAAAGACACCCACTCATCCCAATCAACTTTATTTTCATCTACTAAATCAGCAAGATCTATAGGTTCTTTATTTCCTGCGTTTTCTTCACGACCTAGAAGATAATCAACGGAAACATGGAAATAATCTGCTACTTTTGCTAAGTCACTTGCTTTAGGGTTGGATGTTTTCCAACGATAGAAAAGATTGTCGCTAAATTTTAAATCAGCAGATACAGCGGGGAGCGACTTTCCCCTTTTTTCTGCGAGTTCTTTTATTCTATCGAATGTAGTTGTATCAGACATTATATAGGTCTCCTAAAAATTATTTACAAAAACGTAGTTAATTTCTTGACAAGAACTACAAAAACGTATATAATGATTCTTGTAAGATAAAAAGTTAGAAAAAACATTAGAAAAATAACTTAACTATAAACACTACAAACACGCTTCCCGGCAGTTTCAAATGTTTTAATTAAGGGTTTTCTCTATGCCTTTATTCTATACGAAATGTAGTTGGATGTCAAGGGCGAACTACAAATAATCTAACTTTTTATCTAACTTTAGAAAATAAAAAAGCCCCGGTGGGGGGCAATTAATTACTTTTTGTTTATATCATTCAAGTGTATGATCATTGTAGTTATTATCGACATAGCTAAAGAAATAATTATAGGATTTGTGATACTTGCGAGATACTCAACAAGTAAAGTGAAAGAATTTGCATAGATTGTTAGCGCAATTTTATTTTCGGAGGCTAGAGTATAAGTATGAGAAGAAATTTGCTTAACTTTTTGATAAGAAGTTATAAATTTTCCAAGAAGAATTCCAAGAGTTTGTATATTATCATTTTCCTGAACTACGGGGTTATAATTCTTTTCGGTATAAGTATCAATAGTATCATTTATCTCATATTTCTCGGAACATATTTTTTGGTCTTCTCTGAATGATAGATGAGTGTTACTAATATCAATATTTGAGTAAACACTTTCTATAGAGGAGGCGATTTTGGAAAGATCTGTCTGATATGTATAAACGTTGGGGGTAATAACATGTTTCAAACTATCTAATGATTGAGTAATATTTTTAGTTAATTCCGATACCTCAATTACTTGAGATGAGATAATAATTTTTTGCAAGTCTTCAGCAATACGGCTTGAATTGTTTATTTGTTTTACTACATCTGGTGGGATAGCCATAGTACTTACTTTTGGCATAGTACTATTTATTGCATCTATCATTTGCTTTCGATCGTTTATAGAGCCTTCCACTATAGAAGAAATCGATTGAACTGAGTCTATTAGTCGAGTATTAGATTTATTTGCTTCCATTAAATTCTTAAATATACTTTTTACTGCCTCGTCGCTAAAAGGCGACGTTAAATAATCTTTGTTCATAAAATCTCCTATATGTAATTTTAGTTTGGTCACTTACATTATATCACGGAGTTATGATACGTGGTACTAGCCACAGGGAAGACTGGCGAAGAGGTTCGATTCCTCAACTTCCCCTACTGCGAAAGCAGGATATTTAATTTGAGAAAGGATAAAAATGTCAGAAGTAGAACAAAGTTTTGATTCCCAACGACTAAAAATTGTGGAATTCATGGAGACGCAAGGAAAAAGTAATAAGGATATAATTTGGGCTTTTGAAAATATTAAACATCCTCCTTATAAGTTTGCTGCAACAGATATTAGTGCTGTATTGAATGGTAAAAGAAAATATACTCAATCAATTAAATGGTTTATTGCATTTTTGATAGAGTATTGGGACATCAAGTAGAAAGGGGTAAACATGATCAATCTTAGTTCACTAAGCTCTGATGAGTGGGCAACTGATGAAAAATTAGCAGAAGCTCTAGGAGTTAAAAAAGAAACTATTCAAATTAAAATTCGCAAATTTCAAAAAGAAACCACTGATAAAGACTATGTTATCGACCTAGGAAAACGAATAACGTTTGTACCAGCTTTTATAGCATGGAGTAATTACTCGAAGAAATATCGCGGAGTTTCTCGCAAACCTAAATTTGAATACACAGGAGATTAATATTTAAGGAGCAACTATGACAGAATATGACACTTTTTATACAACTGATGGTAAAGAAGTCTACATAAACAATGTAAGTAAAACGTGGACAGTTTATCGTCCAGAATTTACGTTTCCTAAGACGTTTTATAAACTAAGCGATTATCTTCGCTACATGACAAAATGAAAAATCATTAGCAGCAACTAGGAGCGAGATAAGGAGATAGTATGTCAACAATACTAAGTATAGCGATACTTGTTGTCAATCTGATTAATTTAATTGTGCTCGTGAGAATCAACAATGAATAAATTAAAAATAAAAAAGCTCACTTTGCAGAGTGAGCGGGTAGAAATTTTTGCAATGTTTCTACTCTAATTATAACAAAAATTGGAGGAATTAAAAATGGAGAACGAAGTAGCAGAGAAGAAAAATACAAGCACAATTGAATTTGAGGTTTCTGGAGAAAAGATAAAACTCAATCCAGAAATTGTACGTGCTTATCTGACTGATAATCCAAAAGTTACAAGCCAAGAAATCATGTTTTTTATGAGTTTGGCACGAGCGCAAAAATTAAACCCTTGGACAAAAGATGTTTATTTAGTCAAATATGGAACTAGTCCAGCTCAGATTATTACTTCAAAAGAAGCCTTCATGAAACGAGCTGAATCACATCCAGCTTATGCAGGTTTTGAAGCTGGTATTGTTGTTGAACGTGAAGGACAGCTACATGAATTAAAAGGCGCAATTAAGTTATCAAGTGACAAGTTAGTTGGTGGTTGGGCCAGAGTGTATCGCAAGGACAGGGATATTCCCTCAGAAGTGTTTATATCGTTAGACGAATTTGGAAAATCACAAAGCACATGGAAATCAATGCCTAATAACATGATTCGAAAAACAGCAATAGTAAATGCATTACGTGAGTCTTTTCCAGAGAATCTGAACGGAATGTACACGGAAGAAGATGGCGGCAAAGTTTTCGAGCAAAAACAACCTCGTGAAGTAAATGGTGTACATGAACCAACTGAGGAAGAAATGCAATCTTTTGATAAAGAGAAATATTTAGAGCAAAAGAAAGAAGAGATGGCTGCTAAAGAAATAGAAAAAGATATCCAGAATGAAACACAAGAAGTCCTAGAAGGTGAAGTGATTGATAAAGAAGTGACTGCGGAGGACTTTTAAATGAGTGAAATTAGTGTAGCATTTGAACCTGCAAAAATTGAAGTTCTTGATCGTGAAAAATTTGAAAAACAGATTAATAGTATTGCTGAAGCAAACTCAAATCGTGTAGTTACTGCAGAAACTCTCAAAGATGATAAGAGCACGAGAGCAGAATTACGTAAACTTTATAAATCATTAAATGATGAAAAAATCCGAATTAAAAAGGAATATAACAAACCACTAACTGAGTTTGAAACGTGGTTTAAAAAAGCTGTTGCAGTTCTTGATAAAGCAATTGCCCAAATTGATGAGGGTGTGAAGAAAGTTGAATTCAAACAGAAAGAGGAACGTAAGGAAATAGTACGTGGCGAGTTATTTGAATTAACAAAAAATTTAGAACTTGACTCAAGAATTTTTGAAGTGATGATTGAGGATTGGGCAAAAGCTTCCAATTTCAATGATTACAAACCAAAGAAAACTCTCCAAGATAGTATGTTTTATGCAGTGGAGCAGGAACGATTAAAACAAGAAGAAAGTAGAAAAAACAAGAAAAACATTTCAAATTTTGCTTTCATGAGCGGGATTAGTGACACTCCTTATATTCGTATGTGTGACGATGGAAAAGAAGTATCTGAAATCCTCGAAATAATGAATGAAGATATTGCAAAAGAGAAAGCTCGTAAAGAAGCGGAAGAAGCTCAACGCAAAGTCGAGGAACAAAAACGGCAAGAGTTGGTCAATCAGCAACTTGAGAAAGATTTCAATGGACAAGATGAACAGCCACAAGTGCAAGAAGAAAAACTATCTGAAGGAATTTTAGCTGAAGAAATTGAAACTTTAAGTAAATCTGAAGAACCTAAAAAACGCTATCAGGCCACAATTGAAATAGAGTTTGAAAGTCTAGAAGATAAAGACCGATGGAAACGATGTATGGTGGCAAATGGTTTTGGAGAATTTAAAGCCATTGATTTCAAGGAAATTAAATAAAAATACGTGCTCGGAATCACGTTAAAAGCAGCGTGGATTCATTTGTTCAGCAATAAGACGAAAATAATAGAAAATCGTATTTTGTCATTGAAACACGTTAGAAAGCCATAGTTTTATCTGAATATCAAATGGATCAGCATCACACAATAGGCTTTGTGCGGGAAGGACATGTAAGTCGGGCGCTATGTACTCACGGAGACCCAGCGCTAACCTATTGTTTATGGAGGAATATATGACTCAAGAAACATGGAAAAAATTAGAATACATTAACTCTCCGAGAATTGTTGGAAAAATTATTGGAGAATATGAAATTAGTAATTATGGAAACCTTCGTCAAGTATTGACAGATAATATCCGTAGAAATTTAAAATTAAACACAAGTTCAGACCAACGTCCAAGATATAGTTTTGTATTAGACAATGGCAAACGAGTAATGCCTTTTATGCATCAACTTGTGGCTCAAACTTTTATTGATAATCCAGAAGGGTTGCCAAATGTAAAACACATAGATGAGAATAAAACTAATAACTATGTCGGAAATTTAAGGTGGTCCAGCTAATGGAACAAAGCACAAAATTTTTTAATCAAATACCAGTTCCGATTATTGAAGCTGATGATTTAAACGATTTTGAAAAACTTCTTTTTAGTGAAATTTATACAATGGCTAATTCATATGGAAGTATTTTCCCATCAAATGCTTACTTAGCGACAAGATATGGAAAAACTAAAGTTACAATTTCAAATACTCTTAGAAAACTTCAAGAAAAAGGATATATAGATTTAGAATATCGATATTCTGGAAAAGAAATAGATAAGAGATTTATTTACCCCTGTTTAAATAAACTTAATGGGGGTATTAAAGAAAACTTTAACACCCCTAAAAGAAAATTTAAAGAGGGTATTAAAGAAAACTTTAAAGATAATATATCATCTAATAAATCAATTAATAAATCATTTAATAATATATCGGACAAGTCCGATAAAGAATCTGATTTAGAAAATAGATTTTCTTTACTTTGGAAAATGTATCCAAATAAAAAAGGAAAGCCAAAAGCACTTACAGCATATAAAAAGGCTGTTAAATCTGGTGTAACGGATAAAGAGATTCAAACTGGTATTGAAAACTATTTAGCAGAAATAAATGCAAAAGGGACTTTAAAAGATTATATCAAGCATGGGAGTACATGGTTTAACGGTAAAGGTTGGGAAGATGATTATGATACAACACCTAGACAAGAAATTTTTGCAGGTAATAAAGTAGTGAAATCTGCACCTAGTTGGGCTACCCCCTATACAGAGCCAGAATATACTGATGAGGAGATAGCAGATGTCTTTAAGGAATAAACCACAGTGGCTTAAAACTCAACAAGCTGTAGGCTCATTTATTAATGCTGCAGAGGACTGCTGTACTAGAGTAACACCAGAGCATTATCGAAAGTTTACAGATTGGTATTTTGAGAAACCTCGAAAGCTAGCACTGAATTATATGACTTTTGTTTTATATCTTACTCGTTCTGTTTATAGTGTGGATCAACTCAATGAGATACGACAAGATAAATCTTTGGGAAAAATCGAAGTCCTACCAGTAGAGAGGTGGGTAAGTAAGACATGAAGTTTTCTTTCGAGCTACAGAAGATGCCAACAACGGCACAGCAGAAAGGTGTTTCTTATAAAAACGGTAATCCTGTATTTTATAACCGAAAAGGGACTCAAAACTATGAGTTACAAGGTGCATTAAAAAAAGCAGCACCTAAACAGTCTTTTCCAAAAGGTACACCGCTTATTCTAGATGTTGTTTTCACATATGCAATCAAACAGAAGAGGTTGTGGGGCGAGTATAAACAAACGAGGCCCGATTTAGATAATCTCATGAAGAATCTACAGGATTATATGACTAAATTAGGTTATTACGCTGACGATAGTCAGATAGTAGTTCTCTGTGCTAGAAAATTTTATGGAAACAAAAATAAAATTGAAATAGAAATAACTGAGTTAGATAGCTCAATAAGCTAAAAAATCATGCTAATTTCGCTACTTAAATATGTTTTGGATAGATTTGTGCCTTCTAAATGTAAAACGTACGAGAGAGCGAAATACAAGCGTATAAGAAAGGGGAGAAATGACAAAAGAAATAGTAACATTATTTTTAATTCTAACAATATCAATTGTGTCTTACACAGGGAGTGCAATCCGAGCAGATAAAGCACGTCGATATCATGAAAGACAAGGTGATAAATTCACAGAAGTATTGGAACAAATTGCGAAGCTTTGGGGCTCATCAGCTAAAACATCTAAAACAGTAATGAAGTGCGAAATTTGTAACAAAAATACAGCTATGGCATCAGTTGATCGTAAATTACTTTGTAAATCTTGTTATGAGCAGATTGAGGTGAATAAATGACAGTTTAGGCTTTATTTGATATTGGAAACGACTGTTATAAACACTCTACTGATGAATTAGTAGAGTAAAATAAAAAAGCTAGCCATAAGGCTAGGATTTAAAATTTATCTATAACTATAACTCATTCGAGTTTCTTTATCTGGAAGAGTTAAACAATAGGCGAGTATAAAAGGTCCTGCATAGGGGATAAGGAAGAGGAATAAAGTTCCCCAGTGCAAACCAGCATTGTTCAATCTTCTAATAGTGATTGTAAGAGTTGGCAGTAAAGTTGCTAAAAAGTACACAGCTGATAGTGACATACTTCCAATTACAAGAATATCATCAGGTAGACCGTTACCGTAACTGTGTCGCATTCCAATACCAATTATTAGGAGGATGAATAGAGCAGTATAGATACAAAAGTGAGTAAGTATAATTTTCCAGAAATCACCTACATTACATTCATCTTTAAAATTGGAATATTTTGTCCAAAATGTTTTATATGTATGTTTCATATTTACCTACTTTCTATAAGAATATTATACTTTTTAAAATAGGAGGTGACACTTACAAAAGTGTAATAAAAATCAGACGTTTCAACAAAAAAAGCATCATTTTTGATGCTAACAGATTTACTCAGCTTTGTTTTCAGCTATGAAATCAAAGTAAATATTTTTATGGAAACGAGGTAGAAATTTTCTTGCACGATTCTCTGTAAACCCCACTAATAGTTTAGTCTCATCAACAATAATTGGAGTGCGTATAACAGTTCGGTATTTTTTTAAGAATGATATCATTTCACTTAGGGAAGATTCTTCAAATGAGTGGTGATATTTCTTATACATGGCACTTCTGTCTAAAAGGATATCATCGATTCCATTTTCTGTAAGAGATAAAATATGTAAGAAATCTGAAGTAGATAAGTCATCTTTAGCTACGTTTATCTCAGTGAATGGAATATTGTAGCTGTTTAGCCACTCTCTAGCTCTTTTCGAAGAGTAACAATGGTTAACAAAATATAATTTAATCATATAGTGGCCCTCCTATTATTAATAAATTTAGTATAATATTATAATTTTATCAAAATAATATAAAAATTTAGAAAGATATCTGGGCTAAAATTAAAATAAAACTTAAAAAATAATAAAAAAGCCTGCTGGTACAGGCTTAGGCATGAGTTTTTATCTGTCTATATTATAACATACTGGAGGAAGTTTATTCATGGCAGATAAGCTAGATTTATTGATTAGTGATTACATGACAGGAATGCTTCAAGTGAAGATAAATTCTCGTGCAATGTGGATCACTCGTCAGAAAAATGAAGAACGAATTGGAAGTAGTGGAACAAGTACTAATACAGCACCTCAAGAAAGAAATTTTCTTATTTTAGAAGCAGATAAAGAACTTGGGAAGTTAAAGGACCAAAAGCAAACACTTGATGAATTAATGGAAGTGATTCAAGGTACACTCGTTAAAGAAATAATCATTGCAAGATTTAAATATCGACTTTCTTGGTATAAAGTTGGTTTAAGGGTCTGTTTGGAAGAAAGCACAGCTAGGAAACAATATGATGCTTTTAAAAAGACACTAAGAGAGGGATTATGGAGAGAAACATTATATTGATTTTACTTTCCGTTTTCTTCCCGAAATTTTCCCGTTTAGTTCCTGTTTTAAGTGAGATAATGGTAACATGAACAATTCGGTAAAACACAAATTATATGTTCGGTTGAATTAAAAGTACTGAAATTGTTTCATAAATATTAAGAAGTTTAATCAAATTGATTAAGCTTTTTTTGTACCTAAACCAATTAAAAATCGGAGGGTATAATAATGAATGTGATAGACATTAAAGTAAAACTCTATATGTTAATGAGCGCTCAATATCACAAATTTTTAAAATAAAGATATAAGAGGTAAACAATGGGTTGGAAACAATTAGTTACACCAAATATCAATGTGCCAGGAGAGACTGGTGGTTGTTTAGCTTATGTGGATGACGGAGTTAACCCTCCTAATCGTAAACCCACAGCTCAAGCTTCTTGGGATTATAATGTTGCTACAAATGTAGCTCATCTCAATGAAGAACCACCCAATAATGTATGGGTTCCCATTTATTATAGTATTGATAATGGTAAATATGCAGGTTACGGGCATGTTGCTTGGTTCTATTCAAATGGTACTACGACAAAGATTTATGATAGTGAATTTGCGTGTGGTAATCGTACAACACCATATTCCAGTGGTGCAGAATTGCTAAGATATATGGGGTGGCAAATGCGCTATCTCGGATGGTCAGAATCACTAGATGGACTACGTATCGTAAGTAATGATGGCAAGCCTACTCCTCCTTCTACTGGAGGTGGTGGTAAAGCAACATCTACAGGTCCAAAAGGTAAAGCACTGATTAAAGACTTCGAAAAATGTGTTCTAACTGCTTATGATAATAATGACGGTATGATTACCATTGGTTGGGGCCATGCTGAACCTAAGGGAAACACTAACCTTGTGGCTGGTGTTACTCGGTGGTCACAAGCACAAGCAGATAGTACATTTGAAAATGATCTCAAAAAGTATGAGAAAGCAGTAAATGATTACTTCACACGAAGCTTTAATCAGAATCAATTTGACGCAATGGTGAGTTTCACATACAATCTTGGAGTTGGTGTTTTTGCAAATGACGGTTGGGATAGAAATGCATCTAATGAATATATTTTAGCTTCATTGCCTAAATATATTAATAAAGGATCAGCTCATGAACCAGGGTTGGTACGACGTCGAAACGCAGAAATAGCATTATTTAATACACCAGTATCTGGTGGAGGTTCAGAAACAGATGAAGGAGAAATTGAGATGATTTTATATAAAGTAAACGACAAAAATTCTAAAATGAATGGTTCAATCTGGATGTTTAACGGTGAACAACTCACACGTTTGGATGGTGTATCAGCAGCTAAGTTTGCAAAAAACTTTAAAACTACAGATGTTAACCAAGCAGAAATGAGTTCATTTAAAAATATTGGATTCCGTACTGTAGGTGAATTTAAATATTAAATATTTTTAAGTAGCTAAGGTTGGTATCATAGTCAAGGTTCGATTCCTTGATTAGTTATTAGAAGTACTTACAGGGAAGTGCTTGATACTAAAAAGTTGTCATAATGGACAGCTTTTTTTGTAACCTGGAACAATTTAAAATCTAGCTCTATAATATATTTAAGATAACTAAGAGGCCTCTATTTATCTTAAGCGAATAAAAAATAAAGGAGGTAGGAAATGGCAGACTTATTGGCATTAGCATCAGCTAAGCTTGGTCAAACTGTAGACATGGATGGCATGTACGGTGGTCAATGTATGGACTTGATTGTCTATGTTGTTCAAACTGCATATGGTGTTCGTATGGGCGGTAACGCTATTGATACAGGAAGTGCAAGTAATATTGCTGCTTTGCAAAATGCGGGAGTAAAAGTTCAACGTATTACAAATCGTAGTCAACTCCAACGAGGAGATATTGTTGTCTTTTCAGATGGAAGTTACGGTCACGTTGCAATCGTCGAAGAACCTACACAGCCAACACTTGTTCAACAAAATATCAATGGACGACAATATGTAACACGTGACAGTTTTGCATGGTCAGATTATTATGGCTTGTCGTTTGCATACGGATTACGATTAGGAGATTCTACTCCAGATCCAGATCCACAACCAGAGGAGGAAATAGATATGCTTAAATTATTTAGAGTTAATGAAGGACATAAATCACTTCGTGTTATGAACACTGCTACAGGTAAATCACTTGCCGTAGATGCTACAGGAGCAGCAGCTTTGCGTGCTTTCCTTAAAGATGAGCCAACAATTGAACGTGCTCAACTTGATACTTTGAACGTTATTTTGGGAAAAATTTCTTAATTGAAATATTAATCCAATTGAAGCTTCAAGCTATTCGTGAAAAAACTGAACATGTTGAAAAAATCTCGTGTTCAGTTTTTTATTTGGGGATTTAGCTCAAAAGGATAGAGCATTCGCCTTCTAAGCGAACGGTTAGTGGTTCAAATCCGCTAATCCCTATAGCAGGTACTTACAGGAGTGCCTGACTCTAGAAAATACTTAGAAATCTTTTAATAAGATATTACCTGTAGAATTTAAAGACATTTTATAGTATCCTTAAATAATAAAGAATTAAAGGGGAAAATATGAGTAATCTAAGTAATATTTTATTGTTATTAATTTTGGCAGGCTTGACAATTATTGGATATTTTTTTAAAGATCTTCCAAAATTGTTACGAGGGTTGAGAGTGGAAGAGAGTAGAAAAAATAGTGAAAAAGAAATACAAAGAGAAATATTTTTTAGACAGCTAAAGGGATCAGAACTTGCAAATACTCTTGAGGACTGGTCAAATCTAGTTATGGAAATGGGCAAAAGTGGACAAAAAGGTATAACTCCTGAACAGATATCAGAGTTGCAAAAAAAAGTTTTGTTATATGGTTCAGATAGAACGATAAAAATTCTAGCCGAGACACAACAATACTTTTATAATCCTAGCGATAATTCATTTGTGGGTATGTATTATTTGTGTTATGTGGTTTGTGGATTGAAATCAGATTTTACAGGATATGAAATATCACCAATGGATATTATTAAAATAAAAATAAATGACTATGATTCAAAAGAAAATGTTGTTAAATTTGAAGAAGCTAGAAAAATAGTTAATAAAAGACTTAAACAACTTAAATTACTTTGAGGTAGAGATATTGTTATTTCTTGCGGTAGCCGTATTAGCATTAAAAACATTAAATTTAATAAGTATATCTTGGACTCAAGTTATAATAATACTTTTCGTATTATTAATAGCTTCGTTATTTGAATTGAGATATATTTATAAAAAAATAGATAAGAGATTTAAATAAAGCTGTCAGAAATGGCGGCTTTTTGCATATCTAAAGGAGGGAGGTATGAAACTAACCAAGAAGCAGCAGGATTTTTCTGATTATTATATTGAACTAGGAAATGCTGAAAAAGCAGCTATTAAAGCAGGATATTCAAAAAGTTATGCTCGAGGAAATGCGCATAAATTAGTTGCAAATGTGAGCATAAAAAAATATATAGATGAGAAAATGGCTGAATTAGCTTCGGAGCGTATTATGAGCGCACAGGAGATACTTGAAAGACTTAGTCTAATAGCTAGTGCAGAGATAACAGAAACAGTTGTAGTGGCTAACGCAGAAGGTTATGCAGAAGTTGAGAAACCTCCTGACTTTAAAGTGCAAATACAAGCTATGAAAGAACTTCTTAAGCGTTATCCAGGTAATGACAAACTATTGGAACAACAGCTTAGAAAGCTTACTGCTGAAGCTGATATTATCGAGAAAAAAGCATCTTTAATGGAAGATGGAAATTCTCGTAAAATCACAGTGAATATAAAGGGGTTCAAAGATGGAGATTAATTGGGATTTAACAGAAATGATTGATCCAGCTTATGCCTCTCTTATTCATTCAATGCGAAGATATATTGTATATAAGGGTTCTCGTGGAAGCGGAAAAAGTGAAGCAGCTGCAATAAAGGTTATTGTAGATATTGTCACGAAACCATATGTTAACTGGCTTATTCTTCGAAGATATGCCAATACTAACAGACAATCAACATTTACGCTGATACAAAAGGTTGCTAACCGTATGGGAGTTGGTAGCCTTTTTAAATTTAATAGTTCTTTACCAGAGATTACTTATAAACCTACAGGACAAAAAATATTATTCCGAGGTGCTGATAAACCACTTTCTATCACTTCCATATCCGTTGAAACTGGAAATCTTTGCCGTATGTGGGTAGAAGAAGCCTACCAGCTAGAACTTGAAGAAGCGTTTGATACTGTTGATGAATCATTACGTGGTTTTATTGATGATCCAGATGGATTTTATCAAACAATTCTTACTTTTAACCCGTGGAACGAAAGACACTGGCTTAAATCACGCTTTTTTGATGAAGAAACACGAGAAAAAGATTCTATTGCTTTAACAACTACTTATAAAGACAATCCATTTCTTGACGAAGGCTATATTGAAAGACTTAAAGAAATGAAAGTCAAAAATCCAAGACGTGCAAAGGTTGCTGTTGATGGGGAATGGGGAGTTGCTGAAGGACTAGTATTTGAAAATTTTGTTGTAGAGCAATTTGATTTATCAAAAGTGCTAAAGAATTCTATAGTAGTACATGGCCTTGACTTTGGTTTTACTCACGATCCAACAGCATTTAGTGAAGCGGCAGTTAATCTAAAAACAAAGGATATTTATGTTTTTAATGAACTCTACAAACAAGGCATGTATACAAAAGACATTTTTAATTGGTTAGTAATTAACGGATATCAGAATTCAGAGATCATTTCTGATAGTGCAGAGCAACGTTTGATTGCTGAATTAAAAACGATGGGAATAAGAAAAATAAGGCCAGCTAGAAAAGGTAAAGGGAGTATTATGTATGGTATTGATTTTATGCAAGGTTTTAAAATACACATTCTTCCTAAGTGCGTTAACGCAATAGCAGAATTTAACTCTTATGCTTATGACAGAGACAAGCAGACAGGGCAATACATTAATAAGCCTATTGACAAAGACAATCACTTTATTGATTCTTTGAGGTATGCATTAGAGCCACTTATTCAACCGAAAAAACCTGTCAAGGACAGAATGGAAGCATTTAAGCAGTTAGGACTAGGAAATTAATATGGATAATAAAATTGAATTTTTGAGCAATTCTAGATTTAAAAGTTATGCCAATAATGACTTTATTATGGCATCAGAATTCTTTGATAAATATAAAGAGGACATGGCAAATAGTGAAATGACCGAAAAATTAGAGGGGTATATTACAACCTTCTTAAACAGCCAACTTCCTCGCCTAAATGAGTTAAAAAGATATTATCTTGCTGATAATAATATTAAGTACCGAGATACTGGACGAGATAAAAACCGAGCAGATAACAAAATAGCGAGTGATTGGGCAAAATATATCACAACATTTATGCAAGGTTATATTTTGGGTAACCCTATTGAGTATGGTAATGATGATGAAGATTTGATGGAAAAAATCAAAGATTTTCAGAAAGTGAATAATGAAGATTATCATAACGGATTACTTGAAACAGATTTAAGTATTTATGGCCGAGCTTATGAGCTTATCTATTCTGATGAAAAGTCGCAACCTCGTCTTACGAAACTACAACCAGAAAATACTTTTGTAGTTTATGATGATACAATCGCAAAAAATTCACTCTTTGGTGTAAGAATATATCAAATAAAATATTCTGAAAGTGACTGTGTAAGCTTTGTTGAAGTTTATACTGCAGACAAAATTTATTATTATGAAGCGAATAATTTAGATTTTTATGGTATCGAGTATAAACGTGAAGCTGAAAGTAAGTTCCAATCGGTTCCGATTAATGAATATCGGAACAATGAGGAGCGCACAGGGGATTATGAGGCGGTTCTTGACAGCATTGATGCTTATGATCTGTCACAATCAGAATTAGCAAACTTTCAACAAGACATGAGTGATGCTTATCTCGTTATTGTTGGTAATCCTATGACAGGTACGGAACCTGAGTATGAAACAGATGAAGAGGGAAATGTAAAAACAGATAGTAATGGTAATCCAATAATTAATGAAAATTCGTCTAGTGATGTTCTCCAAAGCATGATGAAAGCTCGAATGTTAATTTTGGATAATAATAATGATCCAGACGGACCAACTCCAACAGCATTTTACCTTACCAAGACTTATGATTCTTCTGGTATGGAAGCATATAAAAGTCGCTTAGTAGATGATATTTTACGCTTTACTTTTACTCCAGATACAAGCGATCAAAACTTTTCAGGTACACAATCTGGAGAATCTATGAAGTATAAATTAATGGGAAACGATAATCTCACTAAAACGAAAATTCGCTTACTAACAAAAGGGATAATGCGTAGATTAAGACTACTTGGTAATTTCTGGAAAATAGGAAATGCAACAGCTACAAAAGGTAAGCTAAAAGATGAAACACTTGATGAAATCAATAACACTACAATTAAGTTTACCCCTAATATTCCACAAAATGAAGATGAAAAAGTGACTGTTATTAAGCAACTTTATGGTGTGGTATCTGATGAAACCTTATTAACATTACTATCTTCTTTCACTGGTGTAGAAGCTGCTGATGAATTAAAACGTTTGAAAGATGAAAAAGAAAACAATCAGACTGATTCTACTTTAAACAAAGGTTTTTCTAGAGCAGATACTTTGAAGCAAGAGGAGTCAGAAGATGGCCAAGAAGAATAGTGCGTACTGGAAAAAACGAACTGAAGAAATATTATCTAAAGCAGATAAGAGTGATATGGATTTCTTTTACGAAATTCAAGATTTATTTACACAAACAAGTAAAGAGGTGGCAGATGCCATCTTTTCTTTTTACGAAAAATATGGAAATAACAATGGTTTAACTTATGAAAAAGCTATGCAAAAGCTTAATGAAGAAGAACTTTCAGATTATGTAGCCAATGCTAAAAAGTATCGAGAACAAGCTAAAAAAGCTAAAGATCCTAAATTATTGAAAAGACTTAATGAGCAATATGCGAGTGCTCAAATCAGAAGATTAGAAGCTTTGAAATATGAAGTGGAAGCTATTTCTTATTCTATGGGCAGTACATTAGATAAAAGTCTAGAAGCTCACTTAGTTGACGTTGCGACAAGCGTTTATTTAACTTTATCGGTTGAAAGTCAAGTCAATCTAAGAGAGATAAAAACTATTGTTGAATCAACGTGGCTAGGATCTAATTATTCTAAGCGAGTTTGGGGTGATACAGATAAATTAGTTTCAAAGCTAGTGGAGGAATTAAAAGCAGGATTTATCAGAAATGAAACCGCAATAGATTTAGCACGAAGATTGAGACAAGCTTTCAATGTGACACGCAGCCAAGCAGAAACATTAGCAAGGACTGAGACAACTCATATTATTACAAAGACCACAGTCGACCGTTATAAGGAGTTTGGATATGAGGAATACGAGTATTTATCTCAAATTGATTCCCGAACCAGTAAAGTTTGCCGCAATTTAAATGGAGAAAAATTTAAATTAGCTGACTATGAATCGGGATTGAATGCTCCACCAATGCACCCTAATTGTAGAAGTACGATTATGCCAATTGTTAAATAAAATATGACCTGTCGAATGTCATTAAACTAGGCAAATAAATTTTAAGCGTGTGTGGGCTTTTATTGTGCCGTGTGTGGGTTTTCAAATGTGCATGGGGCAATTTTATGCAATAAATAGCATTCATGGGCTAGGAGGAAGAATTATGAAGTTTACAACAGAAGGTAGCAAAGCATTACTTAAGCTTAATCTCCAACATTTTGCTGAAGGAGAAGAATTAGGAATTGATAATCAGGAAGAAGTAGGAGATGAAGAGCAAGAAGCTATTTCGTTTGCTAATCAATCCGAGTTTGACTCAGTAGTAGATAAGCGAATTAGTAAGGCTCTTGAAACAGCACGAACTAAATGGGAAGCAGACAAAGAAGCAGCAGTTTCTGAAGCTGAGAAACTAGCCAAAATGAATGCTGCTGAACGTAAAGAAGCCGAAGAACAAGCACGTATCGCAACACTTGAGAAACGTGAAAAAGAGCTGAATATGCGTGAGTATCGCTATGAAGCAAAAACACAGCTAGAAGAAAATAGCTTACCAACTGAATTTGTAGATATGGTTATTTCTGATGATGCAGAAACTACTAAAAGTAATATCACTGCTTTGAAAACAGCATTTGATAAAGCAGTAGAAGCTAAGGTACAAGAAAGTCTTAAAGGCTCAACACCAAAGGCAACCACACAAATAACAGAAAAAAATGATCTCAAAACAGGTCTAGGATTATAGGAGAAAAATTATGACAATTAATTACATCAAAAAAGACGGCGGTCTATTCGATCAAAAAATTAACCAAGGTTTATTGACTTCGATTTTAGGAGTTCCAGAAGTAAATCTTGTAAATGGTGGTAAATCTTTCACACTCACAACAATTTCAACTTCAGGGCTGCAAGCTCATAGTCGATCTAAAGGGTTTAATTCCGGAACTTACAGTAATGACAAAGAAGTTTATACAATGGGCCAAGACCGTGATGTTGAATTCTATGTTGATACTCAAGATGTTGATGAAACAAATCAAGACTTAGCTGTGTCTAACATTTCTAAGGTATTCATTGAAGAACAGGTACAACCAGAAATTGATGCTTACCGTTTTTCTAAAATGGCAACAGATGCAGGACATGTTAAGGAAGAAATACTGACTGTAGATAATGTTTATACACAATTAAAAGCTGCACTGCTGCCTATACGTAAGTATGGTGCTCAAAATATCATTGGTTTTGTATCTAGTGAAGTCATGGATTTCTTGGAACGTTCAAAAGAATTTACTCGATCAATTACTAACCAAAATGTAGGTACAACAGCACTTGAATCACGTGTAACATCTATTGATGGTGTTCAACTTGTCGAAGTTTGGGATGATACACGTTTTAAAACTGAATATGATTTTTCAGATGGATACAAACCAAAAGATACAGCCAAAGATATTAATTTCATTTTGGTTGCTAAACAAGCAGTTATTCCAGTGGTAAAAGAAAATGCAATTTATCTTTTCGCTCCTGGACAACATACCGAAGGGGATGGTTACCTTTACCAAAATCGTCTCTATCATGATCTCTTTATCAAGAAACAAAAAGAGGATGGAGTATCTGTTTCTTTAAAAGCGTAACCGCAACTAAGCCAACAGTAGGTGATGTTGCGGCAACAGATACAACAGTGACAATTAATGTGAAATGAGGAGGGCTTATGGCAAATAAATTTGAAGTTAAAAATAACGGCGCCGTTGTAGCACATACAGAATCAGCTGGTGATAACGGAACGACAAATATTGTGGTTTCAGAGCTTACACCTGAGACTGTATATGATAAATTTACGGTTTCTTATCTTGGAAAAGAAGAAAGTACAGTTGTACCAAGTTTTACTACTAAGGCTGCTTCTAATGTTCCAGTAACAGGAGTTACAATGTCTCAGAAAACTGCATCAATGAAGGTCGGAGATACTAAAAAAGTTATAGCAACAGTAACACCCGAAAATGCTACTAACAAATCTGTCACTTATTCATCTTCTGATGAAGCTATTGCTACTGTAGGGACAGATGGAACAATTACTGCAGTTGCTGTTGGTTCTGCAGATATTACAGGAACTTCGGGAGATGGGGGCTTCACAGATAAATGTGCGGTCACAGTTGCTGAAGCTACTAAATAATAGGAGGTAATGATGGCAAGTGATGATATTTTAAAATCTATAAAAATACTCTTGAATATTTCTGATGATAAACAAGATGACTTGCTTGATCTTATTATTAAGGATAGCAAAGACAGACTGACAGGATTTATCAATCAAGACGGCATGTACAATATAGCTTATCCTGAAGCTTTGGACTGGATTGTTCGAGAATTGACTGTAAGGCGCTTCAATCGTATTGGTGATGAAGGTAAAAAGACATCATCTGAGAATGATATTTCCAGCTCATGGATTGAAAATGATTTATCGGATTATGTTGTTTATCTTGATAAATACCGTCAAAAAACAGGGGGACGTGGAATAGCGAGGTTTATATGAGATATAACGAACGCTGTACAATCATCACTCGAAAAAGTGTTGAAGGATATCTTGGAGAACGAGAAGAGGAGAAAAAAGAAGAGGTAGTTTGTGCTGTATCTTCTTTTTCTTATTCTGATAAATCCCTTGGATTTGGAAACTTTAAAAAAACAGGTTTCCGAATTCATATCCAAGGACAATATGTTGTGGATAGAATTATTTACAACAAAAAAGAATATCAACCAATGGCACAGCATTTCCACCATAACTCAACTGTTTTGGAGGTGATTTAATGGCGAAAAAAGGAATGAGTATTCGCTTTATTGGGGCTGAAAAATTTATTAAGGATGTAAATAATAAGTCTCAGGCAACACAGCAAGCTATTGGAAAAATTGTCCAAGAAACTGCTTCAAATATTGAAAGAAAAGCAAAGCAAAAAGCTGCAGTGGATACTGGGGAAATGCGCAGAAGGATATATTCCGAAAAAATTGATGAACTAACAGCCGAATCTGGAAGCAAAGCACCTTATTCTTATTGGGTGGATAAGGGAACACGTTATCAGAAAGCACAACCTTTCTTTACCCCAGCAGTAGAAAGTGAACGTGCTCAATTTAAGAAGAAAATTAAAAAGGTGGTTGAATGACTGAACATAGTCCAATGACAGAATTTCTGAAAAATATAGAAATTCGTCTTAAAGAACTCGGTATGCCTATTTACTTCAAGCTACCTGGGTCAGAAATACCAGAACCATTTGTAGTAATAGGAAATCACTTTGATGATGATTCAATGAGTGCAAAAACTGGTCCAGCTATTATAAGTACGAACTTACAAATTGATGTCTTTCTATCGGACAAAGATAGAGCTGTAGCAGAAGATATGTCCTATCAAGTAAAGGCACTTCTTGGACGAAGGAAAAATATTACTAGTGATATTCTTGTTGACAATTCAATTGGTCGTCAAGTTTATCACATCATTATTAATGTCACGGATTACGTGATTTAGAGGAGAAAATATGGCAAATGAAATTATTAATAACGGCATTTCCAAAACCAATGCAAAGGCAATTGTCGGTAAGAAAATTCTTTACTTTATCCAATCGGTAGATGATCCTATTGGTAGCCCTGCAATTTATCCAGCTTGGCAAACTGAAGGTGAGTTAACTATCGGTGGGGATAATGTAGATGAACAAACTAAAATGGGTCGCTTAATCATGAAATCAACTGATGAGCAATCTATTGATTTAACACAATATTTTGCACCAGGCGATCCTGCAGGCGATATTGTAAAAGAAGCAAAAATCAAAGGTAAGTCTGTAAAAGTTTGGCGTGTAATCGTTGATGAAGCAGTAGGAAAAGAGGAAGGGGAGGGAGTAAAAGCCTATCCAGCCATGTTTGGTTATGGAATTCCAGATGAGTTGAGCTATTCTGAGCCTACGGATGACTTGGTGGAATTAAGTTATACGCTTAATATTGTTGGTGTTTTGCAGGATGGAACTTTCCCATTGTCTGATGAAGATGTGGCTGAACTTGATGCACTTTATAAATACCAACGTCCAGGAGAAACTACTGGGGACTATGACAATATTAATGACGGTACGCAGCCACCTAAGGTTAATAGTGTAGAAACAACGGATACTGAAGCAACAGTTAACGCTAAATAGATTATTTTACGCCAGTAAACGATAATGCCGAAAGGGTGGGAGGCCCATTAAAAAGAAAGAGGAAAAATTATGTCATTTAATCTTACTGTAGGAAAAAAAGATATTGAAATTAAGTTTAATTATGGGCTTGTTTTTCGATTGAATAAAGCACTTGAAACAGAACAAGGTGCAGACAATGGAGCTGGTATTGTATTTTCACGTTTAAAAAGTGGTGATGACTCCGCTCTTCACGATATCATCAAGGTTATTTCTGGGAAGAATACACCGGATGAAGCTATTTTAAATGCTGTCGGGGAACAAGCAGAACTTTTAGGCGAAGGTGATGAAGGTGCAGGACTGGATAAACTGGTAAATATGATGGTTGAAGAAATTGAAAAATCAGGTTTTTTCATGCGCAAGCTTCACATCTTCAAGGAGAACGTGGAGAAAGCAAAAGCTCAACTCAAACCAGCTCAGAAGGACGAACAAGCGGGGCTGCAAGCTATTTTGGATACTCTAGTGAACGTTCATTAATCCAAAACTGCGCACGTCAAGGTTTAACAGATATCAATCTTATTATGAGCTGTTATCACTGGGAGCTAGAAGCACTTGTTGAGGGGCTACTTCTTCGAGAACTAGATTTTAGAGAAATATTAGCTGTGAATGCATTTAATCATAGGTATGTAGAAAATGCTAAAAAACCTCAAATGAAAAAAGTTTTGAACAAGCCCAAGGAAGAGAGAAAAATTATCAATTTATTCGCACCTCCTGTGCCAGTTCAAAATAAGGGGATAACAGGAAAAGACTTTGCGGAACGGCAACGTGCTTTGTCTTTACGGCTTGCGAAGGGAGGTAAATAATGGCAGCAGATGGAACACTGAAAGCCATAATTGGTGCAGATAACTCTGAGTATAAAAAGGTTATGAAAGACACTGAGAGTACTGCTTCAAAAACCTCTTCAGGAATAAATAAATCTTTTGATAGTACCAGTGATGGTATAGATGGTGTCACTAAAAAAAGTGGCCTTTTAAATTCTTCGATTGGTAAGATTGCAGTCGGAGTCGGTGCAGTGGGTCTTGTTACTAAAGGTATAGATGTACTTAAAAATAGCGTAGGCGGAGCGATAGGACGTTTTGATACCTTGAATGCTTATCCTAAAGTGATGAAGCAAATGGGCTTTACTACAGATGATACTAATAAATCTGTGGGTATCTTAAAAAAAGGTGTGGATGGTTTGCCTACCTCTCTCCAAGACTTAACTAAAAGTGCTCAGAGCTTTGCTATATTAGAGAAAAGTGCTACAAAAGGGGCACAAACTGCTACAGCTTTAAATGATGCTTTCCTAGCTTCTGGAGCCAGTGCATCGGATGCTTCACGCGGTGTTGAGCAATATAGTCAGATGTTGGCTAGTGGCTCTGTAGACTTACAAAGTTGGAAAACTCTCCAAGAAACCATGCCATATGCATTAACACAGGTGGCCAAATCATTTGGCATTACTGGTAAAAGTGCAGAGCGTGATCTTTATGCAAAACTAAAATCCGGTGATATTACTATGGATCAATTGAATAAACGGTTCATAGAACTTGATGGCGGTATAAATGGATTTGCTCAAACTGCAAGGACAGCAAGTGGGGGCATCAACACTTCCTTTACAAACATGAAAAATGCTGTTGTAAATGGTTTGGCAACAACAGTTGAAACAATAAATAATGCATTAAAAGATGCAGGGTTAAAGAATGGTATTTCTACACTTTTTGATGAAGGTAAGAAAGCCATTGTTTCAGGTTTCGCAATATTTAATCAGATCATAAAAACAGCTATCCCACCTATGGTAGCTGTTTTTAAAACGTTATTCGACTTTGTTAACGACAATAAGGATTGGTTAACTCCTTTACTCATTGGCTTTGCAGCATTTGCTTGGACTGTTAAAACTATTAATGCAGTATCAAATGCAATTAAAGGACTTCAAACGGCATTTAATGTAGTTAAATCAGCGGAAAAGCTAGGGAAGGCTCTAAGTACGTTAGGGAATAGCAGTAAAATTGCTGCTGCAGCATCTAAAGGATATAATGCTGTTGTTAAAGCAGGTACAGCAATTCAAACAGCTTTTAATACAGTAATGGCCATTAATCCATTTATACTTATAGGGGTAGCAATTGCAGCTGTCGTGGCTGGACTTGTCTATTTCTTTACTCAGACAAAAACTGGTAAAAAAGTTTGGTCTGATTTTGTTAAGACGTTGACAGATTTATGGAACGGAATTGTTGAAACTGCTAAAAATGTTTGGACAGCTGTCACCACAGCATGGCAAACCTCAGTCAATAATATAAAAACTATGTGGAGCGGAATAGGCACATTCTTTTCTGGGTTATGGACAGGTATTGTTCAAACAGCTCAAACAGTTTGGAACAGCATAATCACGTTTATGCAACCTATTATTACAGCTCTACAAGGGATATGGCAAGGGTTTGTAACAACAGTTACAGGTATATGGAATGGTATCAAAGATATCGCACAAGGTATTTGGGAGTCTATAAAAGTTGTTGTCATGACTCCAATCTTATTGCTCATTGACCTTTTAACAGGCAACTGGGAGCAAATGAAAAATGATGCGGTAATGTCATGGAATAAACTTAAAAGTGCTGTTGGACAGATTGTTTCTGGTGTTGTTACCGTAGTAAAATCATATATTCAAGGTCTATCTACCGCCTTAAGTTCGATTTGGAATTTCATTAAGAATGGAGCTATAGGGGCTTGGAATGCTCTGAAAAATGGAGTTGTTAATGCAGCAAATGCAGTTAAAACAGGGGCTATCAATGCATGGAATGCTTTGAAATCTGGTGTTATTAACACAGCAAATGCAATTAAGAATGGTGCCATTAATGCATGGAATGGTTTGAAGTCTAGCGTTGTCAATATTGCAAATGGAATTAAAAATGGAGCGTTAACAGCGTGGAATGGGCTAAAAGATGGTGTTAAAAACATTATCGATTCTGTAATTAATATATTTGATCAATTGAAACATATAGATTTGTTAGCTGCAGGTCGAGCTGTCATTGATGGATTTATTAACGGTTTGACTAGTGCATGGGAAAAAGGGAAAGAATTTATTAGTGGAATTGGGGATTGGATTCGTAAGAATAAAGGACCTATCAGCTATGATAAAAAAATCCTTATACCCGCAGGTCAGGCAATTATGGGAGGCTTCGGCAAGTCTTTAAATTCTGCATTTAATGTGGTCAAGAGTGATGTTCTGACTTATGCGGATCAACTTTCTGGAGCAATGAATAATGTCTCTTTCTCTGGAGCGATTAATAAAGTATCGGATATTCAAAGTAAGTTACAAGCAAATACTATGAATGCTAATACAGCAATAGCTGGAGGTGCAAATTATTCTTCAAGTTCGCTTTCACAAGAAGTCTTGAATTCCCCAAGCTCTACAGTTTTAGTGGAAGTTTATCAAGAATGGGACGGAGACCAAGTTTATACTTATGTCAAAAATAAGGATGCGAGAGAGAATAGCAGAATTAAATTAATCAAGAAGCGGAAAGGAATATAAATGGATTTACTTATTGAAAAGTCTGATTTAACTTTGCAGCTTTCCATGCTTGGAGTGACAGTGACAGATGTTAAAGCAAGCAATACAACTGTTGAAAATAAACGTGAATCGGTGAATTACAGAAATGGAAAAATTTTCTATGGTGCAAATCATACCGAGAAAAAGATTACTGTAAAAGGCTTTTATTATGCTGAAAACGAATATGAGGACCAAGTAAAGCAAGATGAATTAAACGGTTTATTTGGTGGGATAGAGCCATTTTTTATTAGTAGAATGTACTCAACTTTTCCTCTTTACCATTATGAACGTCCAGGACAATCCAAGGGATTTAATTTTCAAAAAAGTGAAGAACAACTTCCCTACCGCTATCATTGGAAAGTAATTATTGATGGAGATATTGATTATTCTTTTCAAGGATATAGTGATAAAGGATTACTTTATAGCATTACAATAAATTTTGTTACTTCGGATACACCATATGGCATCACATGGCCAGAAGATATTGAATTAAGAAACAATGAATATATCGCTTATTCTGGAACTGCTCCTTGTTCTCAGCTCGAATATCCGTTTGAGATTGTACTTATATCTAGCATTGATCAAGCTAAAACTTTTAGCTTATCTCTGGGAAACCAACAGTTTACTTACCAAGGAACGACTATTATAAAGAAAGATGATGTCTTTAGATTAAAAGGATCATCTTTTTTATTAAATGAGCTGAATATCAATGATAAAACAAATATTCAATATTTCACTTTAATGCCAAATAACGATAATAGAATGCTTGTATCAACTGATTTTAAAGGAAAAATAGCAATGAAAAACAAAGTGGAGTTTTACTTATGATTAAATTTAAAAACCATGAAAAGGAAATGCTTTTAGCAGAAGCAGAAATATCCATTAAATGGGCTGTGAATGGGGAGAAATCTCTAACAGGAACAATATATTCAAATAATGAAGTGAAAAATAATATAGATCGTGGTTGGTCTTTAGAATTTGAAAATGAAATCTATTATATAATTTATGCCCAACCGTCAGATAAAGGCAATGACATAACGGTGGAATTTGATGCAATTCATGAGTTTTTCTATCATATGGGAAAATCTTCAGTATATACACAATTAAGTGACGGTTCACATACTGCAAACGTATATCTTGACTTTATTTTCAAGAATAGTGGCTATAGTTATGCTTTAAATGTTTCTGTCGAAGCTTTCGAAAAACAAAGTTTCGGAATGGATACTCGTTTATCTTTGTTTAATAATTTCATTAATCAAACTGGATTAGAGTATTTTATAAATGGGAAAAACGTAACAATAAGTCAAAAAAATGGTAATGACCTATCAACAATTGTTCGCAAAGGTTTCAACCTGCAAGAGTTAAATTTAGAATTTAATATTGGTGATTTTGTAACGTATTGCAAGGGGTTTGGTGCTTTTAAAGATGAAAACGACCCATCTAAAGGGAGACTTGAAGTTGAATATACTAGTCCATTAGCTAAAATTTATGGAAAATTAGAAGCAGCACCTTTTGTTGACGAGCGTTACACTATCAAAGAGAATCTTTTGAACAAGATAACTCAACTTGTAGATAATTCCTATTCAATTTCAGTTGCTTTGACTGTAGAAGATTTGCAACGATCTGGGTATGAATATTCTTTGCCTAATCCAGGGGACTATATTATGGCAGTTGATGAAGCCTTGAATTTCTCTCAAAAAATCAGGATTGTAAGTATCAATATTTCTTATGATATACACGGAAATAGACTCCAAAGCCAAGTGACCTGTGGCTCACTAAGTGCGGTTGAACAAAAAAATGAAGCTGATGCTGATTCTGGAGCTGTGCTGGACGATTTAATCAATGGTGATGGAACTATTCCGAACGACTGGTTGAATAATGCAATCATTGCAGCTACAGAAGCTCTGCAAAGCACGCAGACAGAACTTAAATATACTACCAATGGAATTCTTGCAATTGATAAAAAGAATGCAAATAATGTTGTGATATTTAATTCTGCAGGTATTGGAGTTTCTACTGATGGTGGTAAAACTTTTGCAAATGCTATGACAGGAGCAGGTATCAATGCAACTATGATTACAACGGGACAGATTAACGGTGAAAATCTAAGTCTCAACTTGAATACTGGGGAAGTATTCTTTAAGAAAGGAAAGATTGCGGGTAATAATGATAGAATTCTTTTCGACTTAAATAATAGTCTTTTCCAGTCTTTTGATTACACTAATGCAGGATTTAAAATCCAATATGGCTCTATGCTTTTTTATGATAACCAGAAAAAGGAGATAGGATTTTTTCAAACAGGTCCGTACAAAGATAAACCCGGTATTTATATGAAAGGGACGAAGAATCTGTCTTTAGCTGGGGGAGATGCAAGTATAGATATCGGGCTTACAAGTTATGGTGACAGAGTAGTGGCTCTCTTTGGAGATGTATTCATGGCTCGTGGAGCTGAAATGTTTGGCTCACTTACTATTGGGGGAAACATTAGCTCAACTGGTTCTGCACGTTTTGGTGGTGATTTAAGTGTCTTAGGTAAGAAGAATGCCGTACATCCAACAAGAAGTGGTATTAGGGAGACACCAGCTTATGAAACAGCTGAATCTTATCTTGGGGATATAGGAACTTCTACAACTGATGATAACTGTCAAGTTGTAATTGAAATTGAAGAACTTTTTTCAGATATTGTAAATACCGTTGATTATGAATACCAAGTATTTTTACAAAGCTACGGTGAGGGATATGTCTATGTTTCAAGTCGTAATTCCAAAGAATTTGTCGTTAAGTCATCAGCTCCCAATTTAGATTTTTCTTGGGAAATCAAAGCAAAACGCAGAGGATATGAAGAAGATAGACTTGTATTGAATGACATGACCTTTGAAGAATTAAAAGAGATTGAAGAAAAAAGAGGAAATATGAATGGCGAATAAAATATTTAACCTGGATCTTACTAAAGATACAAAAATTAATTCTATTGTTCTTGGACGTGTGGGAGATGGAGGACTTCAGACAATCACTGTAAATATTTCTAACAGAGATGTGCCAGTGGACCTCACAGGATTTACAATAACTTTTGAGGGAGTAACAAATAGCTCACAATCTAAAATTTTTGATTCATACGGTGTTAAAACTGAAACAGAAAAATTAAAACAAGGGCAATTTGATTACACTTTTCCAAGTGCTGCATTTAGTGTTGCTGGCCGGTATGAGACAGCTTATTTCTCATTCCAAAAAGATGAAAACCGGGATACAACTGGAAAAATAGATATTTTTGTTAGTGAGAATGCAGATATAGATGCTGGAGAAGCAGAATCCATTATCACAGAATATAATAAGCTTGTTCAAGAACTCCATGAAATCACTGATAAGTATATTTCTGATTCTGATGCTAAGTTTTCAGACATCAATAATAAGATTAGCGAGCTACAACTAAAGATTACGCAGTATCAAAATACTGTAAAAGATACAGCAGATGGTGCAATTAAAGCTGTGGATGATGCACTGAAAAAATTTGAAGCAGGGGATTTCTATACTAAATCAGAAACTGATGCGAAATTTAAAGTCGTTAATGATCTGGTTATTTCTCAAGATATCCCAGAAGGATCAAATCTTGATGATTACAAAAAAGAAGGGGAGTTCTCAAAGAAAACACCAACTGTAGTAACAGGAGCACCAGAAGGAGTATCTGGTGCTTTTCGTTTGTCTGTTCGATCTATGGTTGGATCGAGTGGGATTTTTCAAACATTATATGATTATGCGACTAGAGGTATATATTACCGTGTTGGAAATACTTCGCTTGGGTTCAATTTACCATGGCAGCGAATTGCCAATAATTCAGAAGTAGTCCACCTTACAGGGGATGAAACTATTGAAGGCAAAAAAACTTTTACTGAAGATTTAAAAGCTAATAGCTTGGAAGTTTCTGGTGATTTACCAAAAGGAAATTTGACAGCAAAAACAGGTTTCGCAATAAATGGTAATGCATGGTATCGGGTGAAAAATGGGCTATTGCAAATCAGCTGCACAGGTCTGTCAATAACGGCAAATGTACCGACAGGGGGATGGAAAGATGTTTGTAGCTTAACTGGTGCGGATTCTATAAATTCTACTGGAGATGCAACAACGGTAATAATGAATGGTAATAATGCCAGTTATATCGGGGCAAGGGTACGTGTTGTGAATGGTGTTTTGCGTATTTTACCAGAAGCAGCAGTTGCACCTACGCAATACATGAATGACTTTATAACCATTGCTATTGATTAATCAACTCAAACTTTTAATGATTAGAGAGGAAAAATAAAAATTGGAATATAACTTGCTGGGAATCTCAGCATTAATCTTAATCATTCTAGGTCTAACATGGCTTAAGGATGGAGAAAAAATGGACCCACCATTGAAAAAAAGGATTGTCATTGATTTAGTGACAATTGCATTATTCTGGGGAGTGTTTGAGTTTTATAACTTTTCTGGGGTAAAAGAATATAACAACGAAATAGCATTAGTGATCAATGGATCGCTAGTGTTTTTCTTTGCACGAATGATTCAGTTGATCTGTCAAATTAATCCATTGCTTCAAGAACTCTTTGCCTACTTAAAATCTAAAGGGGCAAAGATTGAAAACATTGACGAAAAGAAAATAGGAGATGAAAATGAAAAAAATTATTAAAGCTGCGACAATTGTAATTCTAACTCTGACGAGTTTTGGAGCAACGAGCCAAGCCCTTGCAGCAGTAGGTGACCAAGGTGTCGACTGGTCTGTTTATAACGGCTACCAGGGAAACTTCGGTTATGCCAATGACAAGTTCTCAATCGCTCAAATTGGTGGGACTTATGGCGGGGCTTATGTGGACCAGTTGACTTATAATAGTCAGGTTCAAAATACACTGGCACAAGGGAAACGAGCACATAGTTATATTTATTATGAAGTGGGGAATTCGATTCCGATTGCTAAGGGGGCGCTTGACCGTTACTTACCTCAAATTGCTACACCTAAAGGCTCTATTGTAGCCTTGGATTATGAGAGTGGTGCCGCAGCATCCCTTCTGACAGGATATGATAGTAATGGTAAACCAATTTATGCAAGTACTCCTTGGGAAATTCAAACAAATACTGATGCTATTCTTTACGGAATGCACCGTGTGAAAGAAGCAGGATATACACCAATGTATTACAGCTACAAGCCTTATACATTAGCCCACGTTGATTACAAGCGAATTATCAAAGAATTCCCTAAATCTCTTTGGATTGCGGAATACCCAAATTATGCAGTAACTCCAACTCCAAACTGGAATTTCTTCCCAAGTATGGATGATATTGGTATTTTCCAATTTACCTCAACTTATGTTGCAGGTGGATTGGATGGTAATATTGACCTTACAGGTATCACGGATAATGGATATGATGGAAAAGTACCTGATCCAGCACCAACACCAAATCCAACTCCAGAACCAACTCCAGAACCAAGTCCAAGCAATAAAACTCACATTGTACAATATGGTGACACATTGAGCAGTATTGCTTACAATTGGGGTACAAGCTGGCAAGAATTGGCACGTCAGAACGCTTTGAGTAATCCTAACCTTATTTATGCAGGACAATCAATCAGCTACTCAGGCGGCTCAAATGCGGCAGCAGTTGGAACTTATACTGTACAATACGGAGACAACCTCTCAGTTATTGCACAACGTTTAGGCACAACTGTGCAGCATCTTGTTTCAAGTAATGGCATTCAAAATCCTAACTTGATTTATGCAGGTCAAACACTAAATTATTAAAATAAATTACCCCTAGCCATAACGGTTAGGGGTATTTTTTGCTATAATGAAAAGATTATATAGGAGAAATTTAAATGTGGAATGACATAAAAATAACTGACATAATAACAGCTATCGTATCAATAGCAGCAGTAGTATTATCTTACTTCGCAATACGACAAACAAAGAAACAGATTGAGCTTAGTAACAAACATCAGTTATTTGAGAAACGTTCTCAATGTTATTTGGAAGGTAAAAAGTTACTGGGTAT